TATAATATTTGATGAAGTAGTTGAAAACCTTGCAAAATTAATTAATGATGAATTTAATATTTCAGTACATTATAATGAACATAAACCCCCACAATCTTTTTTGCTTACAGCACTTAATGATGATTTTGTTACTAATTTAAGCACAGGGATGCAAAGGGAATATACTGTTGAAGTAGGGTATCAATTAAAGTTAGGTGGGCAATACAACAAGAATAGCATAAAACAAGTAAGCAATGTAATGGAAAGATTTAAAAGATTAATATTCAATAATAAAAATTTAAGCAGTGGTTCACAATGGTTTGATGCTCAAGTTACAAATATATCATATGAAAGGGATGAAGATGATGATTCATTGCTTTTAGCCACTGCTATATTTACTTGTCAAAACACAGAGGTAATTACATGAAAATAAAAGGCAAATTAAATAAATTGCACAGGGTAAACCCAAATGGGGTGCTTTGTGACAAAAGTTCACTAAATAAACTCAGGTCTGGTGAAACTGTAAATGTAACTGAGGAAGTTGCTCAAGAACTTCTAAGTATGGGGTTTGTTGAGAAAGTAAAAGGAAAATCAAAAAAGGAGGCTAAATAATGGCTGATACAAGAGTTTTACCAGTAAGTGATGTAAAATATGGCTTAAAAGCTGAAACATCTTTTGGAGCTGGTTTAGATACTGATGGTAATGATGGAACTGCATATTTTACACAACCAGTAGTTCAGGCTCAAAAACCAACATTTAACATAAATAGAGAATCAAGATTATTAAGTGGCAGAGGAAGTGTCAAAAATGCCGCTGATACTATAACAAATTTGAGAGGTGGCACAGTTACAATGCCTTTTGAAATGTTAGCTACTCCAAGAACATTGGCACAGCATTTATTATTAGTTGGTCAAGAGTCAGGTCACTCTTCAGGAGTTCATGAAACTGAATTTGATGGTTCTAGTAATGCAGATTCAATAGGGGGTACAATCACTAGTGGTATGCCACATAGTTGTAATTTAGCTTATTATCCAGCCGCTGGTGAGGGTATTAAGCTTTGTGGTGTAGTTGCATCAGATTTAACCATTGTTGGAGATGTAGGAGCGAATAATGGGCTTGTGAGCATATCTGGTAATTATTTTTCAGGATTTAGCAATCCAGTAAGTTCTTCAACTGTTTTAGAACAAACTTTTGATGGCACATGGGCTGATGCAGAAACAACCCACTTTAACATGATGGATGCAGATGTAAGAACACTAGATGTAGATGATGCTTCAGATTCAACATTTATTATGAAATCTTTTTCTTTTAATATTTCAAATGGTGTTAATCGAGTTGGATTTGATACAAATGGAAATGCTGAGGTATATGTATTTCCTGAGTATGCAATTACTGGTAGCTTAGTCATCAAGCATGATGATAAATTTGATTATGGTGCAGTTAATAACATACTTAATGATTTTCTCAATAGAAATACAATGGGTCTTGCAATTAAGATAGGAGATGGTACAGTAAGTTCCGAAGGTGAATTGAATATTCTGGCTCAAATACAATACACTGGTGATCCAGCACAGGATTTAAGTGAAAATGGTGTATTTCATTCACTTGAGTTTGAGTGTGTTCAAAATGGTACTGCTGAAGCATTAAAAATATCAACATTTAAAAATGAGGCACCAAACGCATTTTAATTAAACAAGGGAGGAATTATGGTGGTTGAAACACCTCATGGTGAGTTTGAAGTAAATGACATAACTAGAAAGCAACGCAGACAACATTATGGTAAAGTAAAAATGGTTTTTGCAATCAAAGATGAAGATATGACAAAAATAGACAAATTGCATACATTAGCAGATGAGTTTACTTTACTTGCTTTTGGTAGTGAAGAAGAAGCTGAAAAAAAACTAAAAGGTTTGACTGTTGCACAGGAAGATGAAGTATTATCTGCAATCATTGTTGCATATATGGGTATGCAAGAGGGAAACGCTACTGGCGATTGAGGTGTGCAGTTTGGTTTACTCAACTGGGTTTTCCAGATAAAAATTTTGAGTTTCCATATAAAGCCCAATCGCCTGTAAATGGAAAAAGAATATTATTTAATAATGTAAGTGAAGTTGAAAAGGAGATTGGAAATGTATTATTTCAAAAATCAACAAAAAAGTTTGGCATTGGTCAAACTTTATATTATGAAATGCCTTTCTTTACAAATCCAATCTATCACATCAAACAATGGTGTTGGGATATGTTAGAAGATTATAAAATTTCAACCACTTATAATGTCCCAATAGGTTCTGATTTAGATTCTATACCAGTATTTAGAACTGATTGTTTTGCAGTAATTGATGATGAAATAGCAAGAATAAATAAACACAAGGCTGATTTAGATGGCTAAAAATTTAATTTTAAAAATAAGTGAGAAAGGTGCTAAAAAAACAGCAACTGCTTTAAAAAGTGTTGGCAGTGCAGTAAAAGATGTAGGTATAAAGGCTGGTGTTGCAACTGCTGGAATTGGAGTGTTGTCTGCAAAATTATCTGGTGATTTTCAAAAAAGTCTTTTAGAGGTTAGCACTCTTACTGGTGATTTCAGTGATGTAGCACTTAAAAAAATGAGTAGAGAATTAAGGCAAGTTGCTAGTTCTTCAGGTCTTGCCCTTGATTCAATTAGTAAAGCTAAATATGATATTGTTTCTGCTGGTTTTTCTAATGCCGCAGAATCAGCAGAAATTTTAAGTGTATCTACTGAACTAGCAGTAGGTGGTGTAACAAGTGCCGCAGAAGCCGCAGACCTTCTCACAACATCAATTAATGCTCTTGGTTTAAACTTTGATGATGCAAGAGGTGTTGCAGATGATTTATTTACAACGGTGCAACTTGGTAAAACAACAATAGGTGAATTATCAGCAAGTTTTGGGCAAGTTTTACCATTTGCAAAAGCAATAGGGTTGGATTTAGCTGGGGTTGGTTCAGCAATGGCTACACTTACAGCGTCAGGTATATCAACAGCACAAGCATCAACATCATTGAGGTCTGCTCTTCAAGCCTTACAAAGCCCCACTGAATCATCTAAAAACTTGATGAGGGATTTAGGTATTGAGATTAAAAGATTTGAAGATGGTAGTGTTGATTTAACTAATACAATAAAACAGTTTCAAGGTCTAGACCCAGATACAATGAGAAGGCTTGTTCCTAGTATTGAGGCTTCTTTAGCTGTTCAAACATTATCACAAAATTTTGATAAATTATCTGAAAATGTAGAAACTTTTGCCACAAGAACTTCTAGTTCATCACAAGAAGCTTTTAAACAAATGTCCAGAGGATTTAATCAACAAATGTCAATGTTGAGAAATAGTATTCATTCTATTTTTATTGAAATAGGCAATGTTATTATAGAGGTTATTCAACCTACTTTGGAATCTGTAAATACAGAATTTGCAAGATTAGGTGAAATAGGTTTTGATAATTTAGCAAAAGCAGTAAAAGACCAACTTCCAGAAATACTTGATGTATTGCAACAAGCATTTTTTATAGCAATAAAAAACATAGAATCAAGATTTCAGTTATTAGGAGATAGATTTTTAGATGCAATAAATCCTTTTAAAGACTTAACTGATAATATCAATAAAAGACAAAAATTATTAGAAACACAACTTTCCTTAAGCACAGATATTATTAAAGATTTATTTTCAAATATGTATTTAAGTATTACAAGTAATGCAGAAATGAGTGCTAGAAAGCAAGATGAAATAGCTAGTTTTTTAGAAGCTTCAGAAATTGCAAAGTATAAAGCTGAAATAGATAGGTTGACAGAATTAATTGAAAATAGACAAGGGTTATTAGATGGTCAAGAAGAGGTAGAGAGAGAAAGGCAAGAAAGAACAACAGAAAGAGAAAAAGAATTATTAACTGTTAGGGGGTTGGCACAACAACAATATTTTGATAAAGTTTCAGAACAAGTAAAACAATTGATACAATTAGGGGTAGATGCTACACAAGCAGAGCAACATGGTGCAAAATTAAGAATGCAATTTATAAGTAAAGAGTTATCTGCTAAAACAAATCAAACATCTAGTTTTTTATCTCTTGCAAAACAAGCCTCTGGTGTTAACAAAAATAATGCAAAACTTACTAAAGCATTAGCAAAAGGAGAGGCAACTGTAAAAGCATTTGAAGCCGCAAATAAAACATTTGCAAAGTTTGGAGGATTCCCAACTGGTATAGTTCCAGCTGGTCTTGCTTTAGCTATAGGTATGGGTAATGTTGCTTCAATTGATGCTCAATCTTTTGCTGGTGGTGGTATAGTTCAAGGAATAGATACTGGGCAAGGTGATACAGTACCAACCATGCTTACTCCTGGTGAGTTAATTTTAAATCAAGCCCAACAAGAAAATCTTGCTAGTGGCATGGGCAGTGTTGTAATAAATATTCAAGGAGATTTTTTAGGTAGTGCAGAACAAGCAGATAAAATAGCTAATGTAATTGAAGATAGAGCAAGGTTAGGATTCAACAGGATTTCTACTAATGCTTAGTTTTCCAACTTCCCTAACAAATGAGATAGCTAGGGATGCAAGTGATTTAAAGTACCTTGTAAAATTAGAAAAAAGATTAATTGCTTCTCCTTATACTACTTCATTTATTTATTTCAGTAATGATGATTGCACTGTTTATGATGATGATGCTAGTGCAAATGTTGATGTATTAGGTTCTTTACAATCTGATATAAGAATATCAGAAAGAATTGATATTAAGACCCATGTTTCATCTGTTGGTGGCTTTTCAATAAAATTAGTTGACTTAAACCACGCAAATGTATCTGATATATTTTTAACTCATGACATATTTAACAGACCAGTTGAAATTTGGATATTAGATAAAACAAATAATACTAGCAATGGAAGTTTATTATATAAAGGAATTTGTGGTGTACCTGTATATGATCAAGATTCAATTAGTTTACCAATAGAGAATAGCACTTTTAATGTAAATATAGAATTAGGTCAAGATAAAATCTCTGAAACTGATAAAGTAGTAGGTGATGTTCCTAGCAAATCATTGGGAAAATCAAAGCCTATTGTTTATGGTGACCATGTTACAAATATAAATAATACTACAGTTGCTAATGCAAACTTTAGTCAAAGCACAAATTTAACTCCTTGTATTGATATGGGTGAGCATAGAAGTGGTAGTTCAAGTTTTAGCAATTGGTATATTGCTGGGCATGAGTGTAAATCTATTGATGAGATGTGGGTAAATGATACTGATATAGGGAGTTTTACTCAAATAAAAACTTTTACGACTGTTACAAATGATTCAACTAAAGCTGTTATTCAACACGAAACATTGGGAAATAGATATGCCTATGTTTATCCTAGCAGTACATTTATAAACAATCAATTAAATGGTGCTACAGTTACAAATGCTGATAATGTGTTAGATTTTGATTTATCAACTTTTGCAACTTTATCTGCTCAAGATGTTGAAGTTGAAGGTCAAGTAAAAAAAGCAGAATTAGATATACAATTTTCTGATGACACTTTTAGAATATCTGGAGGAGATTTTACCAACTCTAATATTGTACAATCAAAACTTTATGTACGTTTAAATTATTCCCATCAAGGTTCTACAGGGAATGAAGAAATTAAAATAATGGATATGAATAGTTTTTTTGGTAGTAATGTAGATTTGAGGGCATTTACTAATGATACTATTTTTAATGAAGTAACACCTACAAATACAAATATTCCCGGTCCTACAGTTAGATTTAGAGTTCAAAGTGCTTTTGGAGGAGATACTTTTCCAACTAGGGTTTTAAAAATTTATGGTTTGTATTTAAGGGTTGAATATATACCTATAAGTAGGAGTGCTGTTTTTTTTGGCGGTACTGGTAGGAAAGATGATAGTTCAGGAACAGTTACAGGATCAGCAAACTCTTTAATTGAAAACCCTAGCCATATTGCAGAAGATATAGCAAGAAATTACATGGGATTATCAACCAGCAATATAAATACATCATCTTTTGATAATGTTAATACAGAACTTACTTCAAATTATAAATTATCTTTTTTTGTAAACTCTCCTATAAATTCTAAAAATTTATTAGAAAAAATAGGGTTTCAAGGCAAAAGTTTTTTTAGGTTTGATAGCCAAAATAAAATAAGTGCTGATACTTTTTTTGCATCCCCTAGTGTAAATATGGACAGTATAACTTTAGACCATATAATTAAAATAGGTTTTTCAAAAATAAGTTTGAAAGATTTGGTAAATAAATTATTCTTAAATTATTTTTTTGATGGAACAGAGAATACAAAACAATTAACAAGGTCTTATGATACAGCAAACACAGGAAGCCAAGCTAGGTACAATGTTGTTAATGAAAAAGTAATAAATGCTGATTTTATAAAAACAGATACAACTGCTGGTTTATTATCTGATCATTGGGTAAAAGATTCATCAGATTCTTTTTGGTCATTGCCAAGAAATATTATTGATGTAGATTTTATCACAAGTAGGAAAAACTTTCTTTCATTAGAATTAGCAGATGTAATACAGTTTGATCATAATTCATTAGATTCTTACAAAAAAATATATGGTGCTAGTTTTAATGGTAAAAAATTTAAAATAATAAATATAACAAAAAATTTAAAAAGTGTTAAAGTAAAAGCAATAGAGGTTCCGTAATGGCAAAAGCATTTTATTATGATTCAGGTGGTTTATTAGAGGCAACAATAAATGATGGAACATTATCAAGCAATAACTTCAGTGATGCTGATACAATGACAAATGAAGAAAAATTAATTGACCAATCTATTGCAACAGCAGTATCTGGTTTTGGAAATACAGATGCTTTTAAAATTACTTTTGCAACTTCAACAGCACTTGATTTTATAGCATTATATTTTAGTTCTGCTGAAACAGATAATCTGAGTTTTCAAAGAGAGGTAGCAACAAATACTTATACCTCTGTTTCAAACATTTCAACTGATTTTGTGGTTGGTTGGAATATTGCAGAGTTTAGTTCTGCATCTTCAGAAAATTGGATAATATCGCCAACAGGAGATATTGCAAACCTTACTGAAATAATCACAGGAAGCAAATTAGAGTTTGAAATAAATCCAGATATTGGCATTTTAGAATCAGATAATTTTGGTGTGGACTTAACAAAAAGTTTAGGAGGTGTGCAATATGCACTTAAAAGGCACAACCCAATACAAACTATTACATTAAGCTTTTCAAGTATTTCTAATACTTTTAAAACAAGCTTACAGTCAATGCAAGATGATGTTCAAAATTTTAAAAAATTTATATATAGT